AGTGCCAAGCAACTATTTCCCAGTAGCAAATAATGGCATAGACAAAAGATATTATAATACTCAGTCTGAATTTGATGTTGCTACTAAACAAGAAAGGCAAGTTTATTTAGGCGACTGGGACGGAACTTTTAAAGAAGAGTTGCAGTGGACTGATAATCCAGCTTGGATTGTTTATGATTTATTATCTAATAAAAGATATGGCTTAGGTCAACATATTGACGAATCAACAATAAACAAATGGGAGCTTTATAAGATTGGAAGGTTTTGTGATGCGGTTGATGAAGACGGTATATTTAAAGGAGTGCCAGATGGACAAGGTGGCGTTGAGCCAAGATTTTCTTGCAATATTATTTTTGGAGAGGGTGAAAAAATATATGACGCTATAAATACTATTGTTAGTTTATTTAGAGGTAGTGTTTACTACGGCAACAATGAGATAAACTTTGTAGATGATAGACCGAGGCCAGCTGTCAATTTAGTAACAAATGAAAGCGTTAAGGATGGGTCTTTTTCATATTCAAATAATAGAAGAGATGAGACCTATAATACTATAGAAATTTCTTACAAAGATAGATTTGAAAACTTTTTACCAAAAATTGAAACTGTAGAGAACGAGCAGGATATAAGAGAAAGGGGCGTTTTTAAAACACGTATAGAGGGAGTTGGAATTACATCTCGTGCAATGGCTAGACGAGCCGCCATGCACCACATGTTCCATAAAATAGAAGAGAATCAAACAGTTAATTTTACTGCTGGTTTGCCAAGTTTGCTTGCACAACCTGGGGATCTAATAACTATTGAAGATGAGCTTAAATCAAACGTCATAAATTTTGGAAGAATTTTATCTGTTGATGTGCCAAATGAAGCTATAAGAGTTTCAAATACTTTCGAAACAGGCCCAGGATTCAATATGACAGGTAGGTTAACTGTCTATGATCCAACTGGTATAGATACTATAAATGAGCTTTCTGATACAGCAGATATAAACAGACAAAGAATAATCGGAGGTTTTGAAATAACAGGAGATTTACCATCTTCACCAGCAACTTGGCCTCAATTCACAGGACAATACAATTTCTCTGGTTATACATCTGGTTATCAAAGCACAGCTCTAACTGGATTTACTGAGTATGCTCAATACACTGGAACTGGTAACAATATTTTATATTTTGATTCTACTATAACTGGATGGGTTTTTGCGACTGGTAAAAGCTTTCAAAGAAGCAACAATAATGATAAGTGGATAAATTCATCTACAACAGTTCATACCTTAGCAGACTTAAGCACTGGCATCTTAGATGATTATGATGCATCAGCGGCTGATAAGAGAGGCTCTTCAGCAAAACCAATAAACAATTTCTCTGGTAATATGCTGAACCCAACACTGGGCTACACAAAGGGTATTTTGGAATCAGAGATAGACGTAACTTCTCCAGAGCAATTAAAGGTTATCACAATTACTGGAGGTATAACACCTGAAATACCAATTAATCAGAACTATGGAACTTTAGTTTCTGGGGTAAATGACCCATCTATATTGTCTAGATTGATAGTAGGAACGCCATGTAAATTTGAGATAAGCGGAGCCACACCTTTTACATATAAAGTATTAGAAATAAAGGAAGCTAATCCTAATGAGTACTCAGTTACAGCGAGCTTATATGACACTGGTAAATATGACTTGATAGAAAATAATATAAGCATAGAAACACTACCAAACACTTTTAGTTACCAAAGTGCTTCTGCATCTGTAAATAATTTAACTTATTTTAATTTAAAACCAATTACCTCTTTAGCTTTTGAAACTGGAGCTGATGCTGGCGGAGAAACCTTTTTTATTAGTGGAAACTGGTCAGATCCAAACGGATCAAATTCTCTAGGTTATGATGTGAGCTTAAGAAGGCCAGAAAACTCAATTATGTCAACTGGAACAACCAATTCTTTTCATATTTTTAGTGGGTTGGATAGTTTTGGAGATTTTTCTTTTAGAGTAGTAGCTACTGGAGACACAAGCTCAACTTTAAATGCGTACTTTAACTCATCACCATCAGTGCTATCTAAATTTTTAATTTTTGAAGATGCTTTAGACATAACGAATAGCTTTATAGGAGGATTTAGAATTTTATAAAATGTCTAGAATACTAACATTAGAAACTTCACCATCAGGATTTACCCCTTATTACTCAGGAGCTTTCACTGAATTTTCAATCGCTACTGGCGCTGGTAAGTTATACCAAAACTCTGGACTTTATGAAGGGTTTGTTGTCGGAATGTCAACTAATCCAGTTAAACTTTCTAATGAATTATCCACTCTTGATTTAGCTTCAATTACTTTTGGATCTGGAATAGAAATTGGCACAGTAGATGTTAGAGGAACTGGAGATAATTATTTTAATGGAATTACGAAAGCGGCTGATTCGTTAGACGCAAACACAACTTATCATCACGCTTTGTACGCACAGTTGACTGGCTCAGCTGGAGTTGGAGGCGGTATTAAAACAGGGATAGTTGGATCTGGTGCAGCTTCCACAAGTTTTGCGAATGGTAATTACAGTGGAGTTTTTACTACCGATGAATCTATTTATGATTTTTCAACGACTTATAATACAGGGACTCAAATAGGTAGTGGAGTATACTCAGAAAAAGATTTAAACATTGGCTTATTAATTGTTGATAGAAACAATACAAAAATTTTAAGTCAAGAAGCGCTACTAAGAAGTCCATTCATATCAGGAATACATGTTGATATATTAAACAGTAATGGGACAATTGCACAATCTGGGTTTGAGTCAGGATTTAAAGATGTATCTTTTATATTTTCAGAGGCAGAGAACCAACAAGTTTTTGGATCATATACAAAAAACTTTGGAATACAAACAAGAACCGTAAGTGAAAACGGTTTTGTATCTACAGGTAAGTTTTTCCTTTATGGTAATCAGATAGATATTTCTACTATACTTGTTACGGATGGGACTGGGCAATTTAAAGATGAAAACCCTGTAAATTTTATAGCTCCAAATACTGGTTTAACAAATGCATTGCCAGAAACAAATAGACAAAAAGTTTCTGATTCTAATGTTAGTGGTCAGATACAATTTCAGTTAAGACTTGAAAACACAAATAGTAAAGCTGAAAAAATATCAGTATATGGAACATCTGGCGATGTAAACTCTTTAACTTTAGAGTCCGAAAATTTATTAAGATCTTTTGATGTTAAATTTAATCCTTTAAATGTTTATTCTTTTACCTTAAGCCAAGAAGATAACATTGTAGCGAATACTGATTATTATTTTAAATTCGTCCCAGAAGGATTTTTAGGAACTGGAGAGACATGGACTGTTGGCCCATATAGAATTCAATCTTCGGAAATAGCCACGGACAACCCAATAATGCCTAATGTAGCGGATCAGGCATTACAACATAACATTGGAATAGGAACAACTTCTATTACTGACTCTGACAATAAAGCACTTGTTGTTTATGCTGAGGGAACAACTACAGCATCAATAGCTGTTGCAGGTACATCTGTTTCTGATAAGCAAGGTAACGTTGGAATTAGAACAAATGACCCTGGCCTTCAATTTGATGCTGCTAATGTTGATAAAGCTAATGTTGCTGCATCTGAAACATCTATAGATGGAACTGATACAGTTGCTTTAGCTGGAAGTGGTCACTTTATGTCTGGAAACGCCAATGTGGTAGCTGGTGGTCAAGTCGCTAGCATATCAGGCGGTAACTTAAACTTTATTGGAGGTGGCTCAGGTATAAATGTGGATCATAGCACTTTCTCTACTAGCATAGGTGGTAGAAATAATGACATATTTAGTGGGGATTTTTCAGTTATAGGTGGAGGTTTAAACAATTTAATTAGTGGAATAGCTTCTGATTCTCACGTTGACAAAGTAGCTATAGTAGGTGGAGAAAACAATAAAGTTATTTCAGCACCTTATGCTTTTATTGGAGCTGGTAATTCTAACTTAATAAGTGGAACTAATTCTCTCTACAGTACTATAATAGGTGGTGGCTTTAATAAAATTAAAGAATCTCAATTTGCCTCCATCCTAGGAGGAGATAATAATACAATTGAGTTTGCTAACCATAGTGTCTCTGCGGGTAATTATTCGAAAGTTAAATCAGGACACGCTGGAGCTTTTGTTTTCTCTGATTCAAGAACTTCAGTTTATGAATCTACTGGAGGTAACACTTTAAATTTAAGATTTGAAAGCGGCGTATTTGTAGACACTGATAGTGGTATTTATATTAATGGTAACCCTGTATCAACAGGAGCAGGAGGAGGCTCGGATACTTTACAGGACGTTACTGATAGAGGGGCCACTACAACAAATGCTGTTTCCCTTAACAATGGAGTTAGTATCTCTAAAGCCGCGCAAGGTGTTATTAGCGCAAATAGATCCGATGCTGGGACAGCTTTATTTTCACTCAGCGCTTCAAATGGAGACTCTCAAATAACATTCCTAAATTTAGCTGCTTCTAAGTTTACTTTAGGAAACTATGGTACTAATAACTCTTTTAGAATAGCCGAAGGTGCAACATTAGGAACTAATGATAGATTTGTTATTTTAAATGGCGGAAATGTTGGAATAGGATCAACTGCTCCTACAAATAAACTCAACGTAATCGGTGACATTTCTGGTTCTGGTGATTTCTTTGGAACTGGAATTAATAGTCGTATAACTAAAGATGGTATACCATATATGCTCTCTGGTGACGCTGTAGCACCAGGATCTGTCGGAACTCTACAACAAGTTACTGATAATGGAGCCACTACAACAAATGCCTTAAATATTAATTTTGCTGGAGGTATAGGTGTAGTCACAAGGGGGTTAGCTATTAGCAACGGTATGAACAATGTTACTAGGCTTTTAACTGATGGTAGTATCAGTGGAGCTAGTGCAGTAATTAATGGCAATGTTGGCATAGGGACAACTAATCCAGCAGAGCTTCTTGAAGTAGATGGTAATATTAAATTAGGAGATGGAGGAGCTAGGTCTATTATAGGCCCAACAAATGAAAGTATAAGAATATTAGCTAATCCAAATGATTCCGATGAAGGTATAGCTTTCTCTACAGATGCTGGTGCTACCACTGGAATGTTCATTAAAGATGGAAACAATGTTGGTATAGGAACTACTAATCCAACAGAGACTCTTGAAGTTACTGGAGACATTTTTATAAATGGAGGACCAGCTGGCGGAAGAAGTTTAGCATTAAAAAGAACTGGGGCAACCAATCCTTGGAAATTAGTACAAGGACACACGCAGACTGATTATTTAGAAATATTAGAAGGTTCGGATACTAGATTTTTAATTAAGAATGGCGGCAATGTTGGCATAGGAACAAATAATCCAGCAGTAAATTTACATGTAGAAAGTTCTAGTTCTGCTCAATTTAAAGTGGGCAATGGAACTCAATTTGTAAGACTTTATGCAGACGCAGATGAGGCTACGATTCTGGCAGATGGTTCAGTAGATATGAGGTTCTACACTGCTGGAGCAGAAAAAATGCGTTTAGATACTGACGGTAATGTTGGCATAGGAACAAATGATCCAGCTCAAAAACTAGAAGTGGTTGGACAAGCTATTATAGATGGTGGTGTAGGAGTAAATAGTTCAGCCACATTACACCTTAGACAAAAAGGTGATACACTTAATGACGGTTTAGCTATAACAAGTTCACATGCAACTTCTCATAGAATATGGAAAGACGGTAATGGTAAATTAAATATTGGCCCGACTAGTTTGCCAAGCTCCTTTGTCCAAGATTTAAATGGCAATGTAGGTATAGGAACAAATAATCCTAGTAGGGATTTGCAAATTGGTGATGGGTCAAGTGATTCTGTAGTGTCAATAGTTGGACCAACCGCAGGATTATCACAGCTAGCTTTAGGTGATACTGACGATGACAATTACGGCCAAATTCTTGTAGATCACTCCACTAACAAATTACAGATACAGAATGGTGGTGGAGGAGCAATTGGTAATAGAGGTATAACTTTAGACTCTTCTGAAAATGTTGGTATTGGAACAGCTAGTCCACTAGCTAAACTTGACGTAAGAGGTGACATCTCTGGATCAGGTAATTTTATAGGCACTGGAAACGGTGACCGTCTTACCACTAATGGTGTACCTTATCTTCTTTCTGGTGATGTAGCAGGAGGAGGAGGAAGTGTAGGAACACTTCAAACGGTTACTAATAACGGGGCTACTACAACAAATAGCATAACCATAGGAGCGAGTAGCTCCCCAGCTCAAGCATTAGATATTGTAGGATTCCTACAAATGGCTAACACCAGAAGCAATAATACTCAAAAGATAGCTAGACAATTAGTACCTACATACAATAACTCGCATGGAGCTTTTCTTGCTTTTATGGGTACGGCGAATGCTGACGCTAATGTTATAAGTTACGGTGGGGGGACTTCATCAGCAGATGCAGCAACTGAAATGCGTTTTTATACAGCTACTGGTATGAATACTACCGTTGGTGTTGAAAGAATGCGTATTACCAGCACTGGTAGAGTTGGTATAGGGACAGATAATCCATCACAGTTATTAGATGTATATGGAAGCGAGTCTAAAATTGCATTAACTAGTTCTGCTGGAAGAAATACTGTATTACAACAAGGTGGAGGTCATTTCCATATTAGAACTAGTCACACAAATGGTGTCGCTATAAACCACAGCGACTCTTCTGCTGGAAGATTAGCTATATATAATGGCGTTGGCGAAAATATTAGATTTGCATCAGATGGTGATAGTTGGATTACAGGTGGAGATGTTGGTATCGGAACAAATAGTCCTGATACGAAACTTCATGTAAAAGGAACAGCGATTCGTTTCGAAGAAGCAGGAGGCTCAACTAGACATTTTGATATTATACCTGCTACAGCAGGAGTTAATCACAAATTCACAAGTGACAGTACAAGTGCTGGTTATGAATTTTATAACAACGCCAATAATCTTGTTAATTTTACAAATACAGAGGCAAGCTTTAATCCAAGTGGAGAAAATATTGATTTTAGAGTTAAGAGTAGTGGTTCAAATGCTATTTTTGTAGATGCTTCTATTGGCACTGTTGGTATAAACCAAAGTAGCCCATCTTCAACTTATGCTCTTGATGTTGGCGGTTCAATTAGGATGGCTACAGCCGCTCCAAGTTTAGTTTTAAGGGAGACGGATTCTAGTAATCAAGAATTTAGTGTATTTGGATTAGGTGGTGATTTCTTTATTAGAGATATTACTCAAAGTACATACCCACTTAAAATTGAGGCAGGAGTAGCTAATGATACTTTGGTTCTTGAGTCAGGTGGAAATGTTGGGATAGGAACAAATGCCTCAGATGAAAAACTTCATATTCATTCAGGACATATAAAAGTCCAATCATCTCCAGTTGGAGGTGTAACTCCTCCATCTTTAAAAATAGGACAAGTTAATAATGCTTATCAAGCAGGATTAATATCTAGCACCCATGTAACTCTTAAATCAACTAACGGGGCTGGAAGCATCTACTTCCAACCTGGAAATGCCTACCGTGGTATTGTGCAGTATGATGGCAAAATGGGGGTCAATACTATTACCCCGAATTCTACATTACATGTTGAAGGAGATATTACTGGAGCGGGAGATGTATTTGGTACTGGCGCTAATGATAGAATTACATTAAACGGAACTGGTTATCTGCTTTCAGGAGATGTGGCAGGTGGAGGAAGTGTTGGAACTCTGCAACAAGTTACTGATCTTGGAGCGACTACGACAAACGCTATATCAATCCACAATACTAGTGCTGGTGGCAATCCAAGATTATCTGTTGGTAGAGAGACCAGTCAGTCGATTGAAATTGATGTCGATGATAACACTAATACTATTGTTGCTAGACAGGACACTGATAGTAATGCAGATCATAATTTTGTTCTTAATAGAGTTTTTGCTGGCACAGGAAGGAATGATTTCCAAATTAATAGAGCTGGAGTTACACAGCTAACAGTAGATAATACTGGTAATGTTGGAATAGGAACAACTGCTCCTTCTTCTGGTTTTAGCCATGCGGCTCAAAGGCTTGTTGTCGGCGATGGGCAAGGCC